TCAGGATATGGTTGAGGGTTACCTGGTGATGAAGTCTCTTGATCAGGAGATCTGATCAAGAGACAGGTCGATAAACAGGGTGGTTTAAAAGAAGCGGAACTGAAAACCTTAATCCTCAAGCAATATCAGGCTGCGGGCATTGCGCCGGAAAGCGTTGATTCTGGTGCCATCATTATCACCGGTGAAAGCGCAAAAACCCGCAACGCTCGCCCGGCGGTGATGGCCCTCTCCCGGTCGCTGGGCGATTTTGTCGTCGCCAGCGCTGGACCGCATCTCGAATCCGTGATCGCCGGTCACGGTGCCGGGGCGCAAACCCTTTCTGAACAACGGCTGTGTCGGGTCCTGAATATCGATATCGGCGGTGGCACCGCGAACTACGCCCTGTTTGATGCCGGAAAAATCAGCGGCACCGCTTGCCTCAACGTCGGCGGTCGCCTGCTGGAAACCGACAGCCAGGGGCGCGTGGTTTACGCTCATAAACCGGGGCAGATGATAGTGGATGAGTGCTTCGGTGCAGGCACTGACGCCCGTTCGCTGACCGGCGCGCAGCTGGTGCAGGTTACCCGCCGGATGGCAGAGCTGATTGTCGAAGTGATTGACGGAACGCTCTCGCCGCTCGCGCAGGCATTAATGAAAACCGGTTTGCTGCCCGCAGGTGTTACGCCCGAAATCATTACGCTTTCTGGCGGCGTGGGCGAATGTTATCGCCACCAGCCCGCTGACCCGTTCTGTTTTGCCGATATTGGCCCGCTTCTGGCAACGGCGCTGCATGAGCATCCTCGTCTGCGTGAGATGAACGTGCAGTTTCCGGCGCAAACCGTACGCGCCACGGTGATTGGCGCGGGTGCACATACCCTTTCGCTCTCTGGCAGCACAATCTGGCTGGAGGGCGTACAACTGCCGCTGCGCAATTTGCCGGTGGCGATCCCAATTGATGAAACGGATCTGGTGAGTGCCTGGCAACAAGCGCTAATTCAACTGGATCTTGATCCCAAAACTGACGCGTACGTGCTGGCGCTTCCCGCCTCGCTGCCTGTGCGTTACGCCGCGGTACTAACGGTCATCAACGCGCTGGTCGATTTCGTCGCGCGTTTTCCGAATCCGCATCCCCTGCTGGTGGTGGCCGGGCAGGACTTTGGTAAAGCTCTGGGCATGTTGTTGCGCCCACAGCTACAACAACTCCCGTTGGCAGTCATTGACGAAGTGATTGTCCGCGCGGGGGACTATATCGACATTGGTACGCCTCTTTTTGGCGGATCGGTTGTGCCGGTGACGGTGAAATCACTCGCATTTCCTTCCTGAGGGAACGACTTATGAAACTAAAGACCACATTGTTCGGCAATGTATATCAGTTTAAGGATGTAAAAGAGGTGCTGGCTAAAGCCAACGAACTGCGTTCGGGGGATGTGCTGGCGGGCGTTGCAGCGGCAAGCTCACAAGAGCGCGTGGCGGCAAAGCAGGTGTTGTCGGAAATGACCGTAGCGGACATCCGCAATAATCCGGTGATTGCCTATGAAGATGACTGCGTGACGCGACTGATTCAGGACGACGTTAACGAAACGGCCTACAACCAGATTAAAAACTGGAGCATCAGCGAACTGCGTGAGTATGTGCTGAGCGATGAAACCAGCGTGGACGACATTGCCTTTACCCGCAAAGGGCTGACCTCGGAAGTGGTCGCGGCGGTAGCGAAGATTTGCTCCAACGCGGACCTGATCTATGGCGCGAAGAAAATGCCGGTGATCAAAAAGGCCAATACCACCATCGGTATTCCGGGCACCTTCAGCGCCCGTTTGCAGCCAAACGATACCCGCGACGACGTGCAAAGTATCGCCGCGCAAATCTACGAAGGGCTTTCTTTCGGGGTGGGCGATGCGGTGATCGGCGTTAACCCGGTGACTGACGACGTGGAAAACTTAAGCCGCGTGCTGGATACCATCTATGGCGTGATCGACAAATTCAATATTCCAACCCAGGGCTGCGTACTGGCGCACGTCACCACCCAGATCGAAGCGATCCGTCGCGGTGCGCCGGGCGGGCTGATTTTCCAGAGTATCTGCGGCAGTGAAAAAGGGCTGAAAGAGTTTGGCGTAGAGCTGGCGATGCTCGACGAAGCGCGCGCAGTGGGCGCGGAGTTCAACCGTATCGCCGGGGAAAACTGCCTCTACTTCGAAACCGGGCAGGGTTCTGCGCTATCGGCGGGCGCTAACTTCGGCGCAGATCAGGTAACGATGGAAGCGCGTAACTACGGGCTGGCACGTCATTACGATCCGTTTATCGTCAACACCGTAGTCGGCTTTATTGGGCCAGAGTATCTCTACAACGACCGGCAGATTATCCGTGCTGGCTTAGAAGATCACTTTATGGGCAAGCTGAGCGGCATCTCTATGGGCTGTGACTGCTGCTACACCAACCACGCTGACGCTGACCAGAACCTCAACGAAAACCTGATGATCCTGCTCGCCACCGCAGGCTGCAACTACATCATGGGGATGCCGCTGGGTGATGACATCATGCTCAACTACCAGACTACGGCCTTCCACGACACCGCCACTGTGCGTCAGTTACTCAACCTGCGCCCGTCACCGGAGTTTGAACGCTGGCTGGAAAGCATGGGCATTATGGCAAACGGTCGCCTGACCAAACGGGCGGGCGATCCGTCACTGTTCTTCTGATGACGCGGAGATAACACATCATGGATCAAAAACAGATTGAAGAAATTGTACGCAGCGTGATGGCGTCAATGGGACAAGCGGCCCCCGCGCCGTCAGAAGCAAAATGCGCCACTACCACCTGTGCAGCACCGGTGACCTCGGAAAGCTGCGCGCTGGATTTAGGTTCCGCAGAAGCAAAAGCGTGGATTGGCGTTGAAAACCCGCATCGCGCAGACGTATTAACAGAACTGCGCCGCAGCACCGTGGCTCGCGTCTGTACCGGTCGTGCTGGTCCGCGTCCGCGTACCCAGGCGTTGCTGCGTTTCCTGGCCGATCACTCTCGTTCGAAAGACACCGTACTCAAAGAAGTGCCGGAAGAGTGGGTGAAAGCGCAGGGCTTGCTGGAAGTCCGCTCTGAAATTAGCGACAAAAATCTCTATCTGACTCGCCCGGATATGGGCCGCCGCCTGTGTGCAGAGGCTGTTGAAGCGCTGAAAGCGCAGTGTGTAACTTCGCGTTTTTTTCTGGGCTAATTGGCGCACAATTCTGGGCGGAGAGAGCGCAACCAAAAAGCCCAGAATTGGACGCTAAATTATTAGTCTCATGCTGATGATTTACCTTCAAAAAATCAGCTCATATCCTGCACAGTTCAACGCATTGCGTTGTAAATCGGTGTCCTGGTCATTTGTTGATGCGCGTACATAGCCTATAAACATGGTAGATCACCCTGACAAAAGCAGGAATGATGCCATTTGCTCGTTATTTCTGCATTTTCATAAACGTTGGTTTGGGAGAAGGTGCTCCAGCTATTGGCGTTCCGTTCTTCTGGCCGTCCGCCGCAATGCCAGATACCGTAATCGAAAGCTGGTCCGGCATGGTGTTTTTGAAGTTCAACGGCGCGAAATTCTCTGCCACTGATTACCCTGTGCTGGCAAAAGTGTTTCCTTCGCTGGTATTACCTGAAGCCCGCGGTGACTTCATTCGTATCTGGGATGATGGGCGAGGGGCGGACAGTGGGCGAGCATTATTAAGCTGGCAGGCAGCAACATCTTTATCGCAATTTGGTGGTAATTATCCAGAAGGGTCCGGCCATGCGATTGCTGATTACGATGGAATATCAGCACACGAGCCAGGTTTCTCTCGATTTCAGTACACCAGTAACTCAGTAGGAGATGGTGTTAATTTTGTTGCTGTCAGACCGCGAAATATTGCATTTAACTTTCTGGTGAGGGCTAAATAATGAAACCTGTTTTTGATGAAAATGGACTGGCTACAGTGCCGGGTGATATGCGTTGTTTTTATTATGATGCAGTAACGTCTGAATATACGGGCTGGTCTGATGAATATATTAATACTGGCGTAAGTATGCCCGCCTGTTCCACTGGTATTGACCCGGGCGAAAACATTCCGGGGCAAGTGGCAGTATTCACGGGTAAGGGATGGAGCCATGAAGAGGACCATCGCAATGAGACTGTTTACTCAATCGAAAATGGCGCAGCTGTTACAGTGGATTATATCGGTGCCATCAAAGACGGTTATGTCACGCTTTCACCGTTAACGCCATACGATAAATGGGATGGTGAGAAATGGGTGACGGATACCGAGGCACAGCATAGCGCCGCAGTAGACGCGGCAGAAGCACAGCGCCAGTTGCTGATTGATGCTGCAATGGCTTCCATTAGTCTGACTCAGCTGAAATTACAGGCCGGGCGGAAACTGACGCAGGCAGAAACAACCCGGCTTAACGCTGTGCTGGATTACATTGACGCGGTGACGGCAACAGATACCAGCACCGCGCCGGATATCAATTGGCCTGCTCCCCCGGAGGCGTAGGCCAGACGGGATTTGATGTATCAACGCGCATCAGCAAGACCCGGTATTTTTTCCATTCAGATAACGCGGCGGTTTCTTCTGCCGTCGCGATTTCCGCATCAAAAGCATCCTGTCTCCAGACTATTTCCTTATCAGCCATAGAACGCAATACCGTTCTTTTCTGTTCAGCCTGAATAATCTGTTGTTCAGCGGAGAGTGGCGGGATATCAATCCACGCAGGATTACCATTTTTATCAGCCCCCAGCGTTTTGCCTTCTGGCGCTACGCCTGTGTAAATTGCCATTGTTTCATCATCAACATCAGCGCCATTTTCAGGCCATGAACCGGCGCTGATATATACATCTTTTAGTGCTTCCGGATAGAAAGAGCCTTTATAAAATTTATTCATTCTTAATACCCCAACGCGATAAAACAACAATCTTCGGTGCCCTCTCCGGATGGCGACCAGTTCTGAATACTGATATGCGTTCTGCTGGCAATACGCACATTCATCGCGGCATTGTAGCCAGATGTTCCACGGTTTCCGGTCGCAAACAAACCTGCATAGGGAAAAGCAAATGGTAAGGCATATCCAGCATCAACTCCCTTTTGTGTTGCCACCGTTCCCCACTGCAACATAAGTTGCACCGGGTTTCCTGTCGTCGCAATGCATGGAATGTAGATGTAGCCATTACCTGACATCATTGACCTGAAGCTGTCTAAATCCAGTAACTTCGAGGCATTATCTGCTCCAACATCTCGTGTTGCAGCGGTCCCTAACTGGAGCGCATTTCGGAAGGCTGATACATCAGAAATATCAGATCCATTAGCCGATTTCTGCATAGCTCCGGAGGCTTTATCTATCGTTTCTCCCAAACCAAGGTTTTCGAGAGCCTTTTGCACCGTGCCGTCCAATTTGATATCGCCAAACGGATTC